TGTCTGTCAAACCTGTCGCACGCAAGACGTGTAACCGGTCGAACAAAAAGCCGAACACCTCATTGAACATCTCGATTGTTGCCTTTGGTCTCATCTTTTTACTGTCCATCGCGATGTTGATGTCGACGTTCGTTGAACTGAAGTTCGTCATCACCACAACGCACATGAATTCGTTGGATTCGTCCACAGCACTCAACGCCCGGAAAAACTCCGGCGCGTGCTCCAAACCCAACTTCTTTCTTGCCCATTGTTCAGCCTCTTCCTCTTTCACGAACCCGATCACTCTCATTCCAACACCTGACAGAACCTTTCAGCCCATTCCCGCCAGTTTTCAAAATTGTAGGGAACCGGAATGTTTTCTCTCAGGGTCATGTTGTTCAAAAACTGCATCGCCCAATTCTGCCACTGATCTTCGACATCCAACCGACCGAACGCGCCATAAGGGTCGAGGTCGAGCGCAATTTGGTCTGCCCAGTCGCGCAACCCCATTCCGGTCGGAAGAGTGACTCGAAGGCTCATCCCAGCACCGTCCCGTCTCCGGTCGAGATGTGACCGATGATCTGTCCCATTTGGTAATTGCCATAAACAGCATCGCTTTCAAACCGCACCCGAAGTTCCCTGCGCTGTTCTTTCAACATCACGATCTGCTGTTGCGGTTCAACGATGTTGCTCGGATCAACAAACGTGAACAAGCTGCTGTAAACTTCTGGAGCGCGTGCATTTGCACGACCGGTCACTTGCACCGTCATTGGACCATTTTGCACGAAGTCTGGTTCGATGCGCGTGATGCGCACGTATTGGTTTTTGCCTTGAACGAGATTGGAAAGGTCTGCCGTTTCGAAGTAGGACTTGATCGGGGAGATGTTGGGTCCATCAAATTCGTCGTAGCCTTGTTCGTGCACCCAAACGCGATAGTCGTTGTTCGTTGCTTGTGTTCCAGCAAGGATCGGAGCGCGGAAAGAGTTGTTGAACTGGCCGGCTGCTCGACCTTCGTTGGGCAACTCGGTGTCGTACCAAGTGTTCTCGCGCACGTTGTAAACAACGGCATGCGTGCATTCGGTCGCGTCGCCACGAGGATAGCACCACCAGATCTCGCCATATTTAGGAACCTTGAAGGCGAAGACCTTCATGCCTTGGCGCTTGTTGATGTTGTCGAAGAAATAGTTCAGGTTCATCGTGTTCGGGACTTCCCGCACGACGCCGTTGAACATCAAGAACCGATCAACACCACACCAGAAGAAAACGCCGTCGTAGTCCACCACGCTGTTCGGCGAGATGATCGAGGTGTCGGTCGCAACCACGTCGAACTGGAAAGTCGTCGCGCCGCCTGTGAAAGTCGCACGAATCACCGCGTCGTAAGCCCAAAACAACCCAGCAGGTGCAGAACCAGAACCGGCTCGCAGCGGCATACCTTTGATGATCTTTTGACCCCAAACACGAGCCAACCCTGCGCCGCCTGCGAGGTCAGTCAGGTTTGTTGGTTCTCCTGGCTTGGACCAACCGACGATTCCGTCCGTGCCGTAGTAGAAAAGGTACGGGTGAAGTGAAACGATTCCACCCGTACAGTTGGCGTCTGGAGGGAGGTTGACGCTCTGGAACGGCGCGGTGCCGAGCACCTCACCGAAGAAAATCTGTCCGCCTTCGTCGTTGCAAGAACAGTCTAAGTTCGGCGACACTTGAGCGATGATGTAGTTTTGGTTGGTGGACGAGTCGTACTGATAATCGAACATCCACATGTTGTTCGCACTGGTGACGTATGCATCGCACCCGCCGTCCATGTCGGTGTCGGTTGCAACGATCGTCGTGGTGCTGGTCACCACTGCGTAGCCGTTTTGGCCGGAGCCGTTGTCGTCTGCCGTTATCGTTATGACGTTGCCTGCAGAAGTTGCTGTGTAGTTCGGGGTGGACGCGTGAGCCGTGATGTTGGCTGCGACCGCCGCTGCCGTTGTGGCGAGATCTGTCGTGAACGAAACTGCACCCGACATGACGTTGACGCTGTTGATCGTGATGCTGTCCACAGAACCTGCCGCGCCCGCCGCGAGCGTGACCGTGCAACTTGCTGGTGCTGCGACCGGCGTGCGATCCGTGACGACGGAACTATTAGCTGTGGAATCCAGCGTGAAACGCTCCATCTTGGTCGCACCGCCAGAGTGGCAGTAAACGTATGTCTGTTGCGTGAAGTTGCTGAACCCACGGCTGATTTCTGAGAGGTACTTTTGCGTTGCGCGATAGCCGCCCATCTTCCGAGGCAAACCGCGCTGCCAACGAACCCACTGGCCGTCGGTGTAGTGGTCGCCCTCGAATTTGGTTCCGTCCCGTTTGATTCCAGGATTAGAACGCAGGATGATGGTGCTTTCGGGCATCAGAACGTGCCTCCGTTCACCGAACCGGCAGGAATGGATCCAAGCACGGCCCATGCTGCGGCTTGATCAGCTGCAGTGAAAACACCAATGCCGACCGATGTGCCTCCAAGGTTGATCAATGCCGCACCAGAAGTCGTCGCGCCTGTGCCGCCTTCTGCAATGGTAAGAGGAACAGAAATGCCCTGCGTTGCTGCGTTCAGCACGTCCGTGCCGTCGCAATAAAGTATCACACGCTCGCCTTGAGAAACAACGAAGCTGGTCCCGCCTCCAGAAGGCGAGATCGTGAGGGTGTAGGATCCGGTTGTCTGATTGTCGACCCAATATTGCTGCACGGTTGCTGGCACCACCACTGTGCGGTTGCCGGTCAGCGTTCCCGTGAAACGGTAAGAAACGCGATTCAACTCGGTTCCGGTCAGCGTGTAAGTGCCGGTGCCGGAGATGTCGATCACCGTGTAATCGAACGCAAAAGTCGCGGACTGACCGAAACCAATGGTGTAGAAGTTCGTTCCGTCGCACGCGATGATGGCGGATTCTCCTGGCTGGAATGCCAAATAGGAGTCCCCGTCGATCGTCGTCAGGCCAGGAGCGTCAGCGTTGACGTTGCCAGAACCAGAGTTGCGCAAGTACATGAACCAGTTGTTGCCGATCGCAACGGGGGAAGGCAGATTTAGCGTGCCTCCTCCGCCAGTCCAATTGAACATTTTCGCGCGATCAACGCTCGTAGCCGTGTAATTCGAGTTGAATTCAGTGATCGGAACCGACTGGCTGAGCAATGCACCAACCGCCACGATGCCAGTTCCAGCGAGCGCAGAAGCGTTAGCGGTCGAAGTCGTCGCGCCGTATTGCAACGAACGCCAAACACCAGCTTCCGTGCTGTTGTCTGAAACGTAAACCTGCCAAAGCGTCCCAGCCGCAACAGTGACGACCTGAACGCCCACGGCGTTCTTGACCGTGAAGGTCTGCGCACCACGGTTGTTGAAAAGTATCGTGTTGCCCGTGCCGGTTTTGTTCGCGGCTGGCAAAATGATGTTGAGGCCAGAAGTCGAAGGCGTTACGTCAATGATGCGGGTGGCGAGGTTGGTGTTGGTGGAAGTTTCCTCTGGCCAACTCAGCGTAACATCAGCTGAAAGGTTGATTGCGCTGTAGCTGATTTCGCTGGGATAGATGTTCGCGCCGCCGAACACGTCTGTGTAGATTGGCATTACGCTTCACTCCTATTTGCAGAACGATCCATGATGCGCTTGAGGTCTTCGCCGTTCAATGCCTGCGCTGCACGGTCGTACATGGCCTGCCAAGTCTGGATGCGCTCGTCGTTTTTCAAAAACGGTGTCGCCTCCAACAGTGTCGCGTAAGTCAACAAGTCGGGTGCATACTCGGTGAGCCAGTTGGTTTGAGAATCGTCGCCCAACAACGCTGGTTGTTCGTAGTACATAACTTCCAGTGTTTGAGCAGAATCCGGTGTCGGCGTGATCAGCCAGTGCTGGTAATCGTAGTCGGCGTAGAAATTGGGAGAGCCTGTTTCAGCTTCATCCGGCCAGTAGCTACGGCAATACTCGTAAGAGCGCGCATAGATCGGCGAACCGTCCACAGTCATGGAGATGGTGTCGCGCCACCGATCCGGCTTCATGTAAACAGCCACACCGGACTGCAGCGGGGTTTGCACGGCGCGGATGAATCCTTGGATCTTCAGTTCGCGCGCAATGCGGCGCTCACCTAGTGTAACTAGGCGAGGCAATTGCTCATAGACGATTTCGTCACTTTCAGCGGTGAAACCGCGTTCAAGATAACGGCGCACGTCTGTCAGCAAACTGTCATATGTCATACTGTATGCCATGACCACTCCGTAGGTTCAAGCAGCTGATACAGCATGCGCCGTTTTGTGTTAATTATAGTCTCGAAAGTCTGTAAAAGACAAGCGATTTCAGAAGATTTCACATTCTGCCTTCCTTCTTTTTACCAATCCTGGCAGAACCCGACCTCCTCCACGAACCCAGCGCATCAGCTGCTCTTTCGCTCCGTCCCAGTCTTTCTCGTCGATTCTGCGCTTCAAAGTGCTAGCGCGGTATCGCGGAACACCAAGATTGTAGGCAAAATCGCCGAGCGCACCCAAGACTTTTGGATACGCAATCAAGTGCGGCGACGCCTTCAAAACACCTGCAACGTAGGTCTTTCGAAGTTCGTGCATCAGCCACTCCTCAGCAGTTTCTTTGCTGATCGGCGGGTGATTCATCGTCACGGTCGTGCCGTCCGGCTTGTAGACCGTGCCGTAGCCGATCGTTGGATAGCCAGCCGGACAGATGTACGGTTTCAAGCGCAACCCCTCAAAGGGTCGGCAAAGAGAGGCTGCGATTTCGACCGCTTCATTTACGGGTGCGCTCATAGACCCGACCCACGAACCAGAACGAAAGGATCATGTTGAGCACGGCCATGTCGTCCACACCCCACAACTCGACCAGAACGGTCTTCCATTCGCCGCCTTGTTGCAACGCGATCAAGTAACCAGCCACCTTCACCGCCGCAAACAAGAACACGAACAGGTAAGTCACGAACGGACGCACCAGAGCAGAGATCGCAGAAACGAATCGTCCTGCATTGGACGCCGTGCGGCTTTGTTCTTTGAACGCCTCGGCCATTGTGTCCAGTTCCGCCACGGTCATGGCGGCTTCGGTTTGTCGCATGGCGATCTCGCCGCGCAGACGGGTGAACTCCATTTCTGCATTGAGCATCGCCAGTTCGTGCGACCGCTCGTTCTTCTTGTCGAAGATCTTGAAGATTTCCGGAGCAAGCCGAAGCACACCTCCAAAGACCCCTCCTAACAGCGTTTCAAGCATTCATTCCTCCATCATAAAGGTTAGGTTTTGGTGACGCGGGTACGTCACAGTTCGCTCTCCTTCAGGACACTTGTATTTTATGGTTGCCAACAAAGTTGCTTGTCCTGCAGCTACAGTTTCTTCGTCGGATAGTGTCAATTGGTAGGTGAACGTGTCGATCTCTGGACCTGCTGGCCCAGTGAACTTGCTCATGCTCGGAACAGCGGCATGGACCATGCCTGAAGAGTCTCTGACAGTTGGTTCGAAACCCTCCACAGAACAATCGTCCCTCTTTTTGATTCTAGCAACGGTCACGGTTATTGGCTCTCCGATTTTTGCCGTCGCAATGCTGAAGTGCTCTGGAGCCCACTCTAGGATCGGTCTTTGGAACCATCCGAATTTGTCTCCAGCCGTGTAACCGCCAACCACCAAAGCGAACGAAGCGGTCACAAACTGCACCACCGGCGTGATCTTTGGCAACTCCACCACACACCTCAGAGACTGTTGTCAAACAATGTTGTCACTTCCCTTTTCCTTCTAGTTCATAGTGATTGCAAGTAGGTCGTGTACGCAGGACTCGAATCTGTTCCGTATGTCGCAGAAGCTGCTGTAAAAGTTCTGCTTGTTGTCGAAGAAGACTGCGCGCTCCAACTTGAACTCGTCGTCCCAACAACGGCATTGTTGGCTCCGATCTTGAAGCTAACACCGTCAAGCGTGTAGTTGCCGTAAATGCCGCTGGCGTCCTCCAAAGGCAATTTCATGAGGTAGAAATTGTTTGCTTGGTCTTTTCCAGGAATGTAGACTGCAGTCTCGGTGGTCATGCAGTGTGTGTTGTTTCTATTTTGCGGATCTTTCCAACCAGGAGACGTCGTCGTGCAAGAAATCCCGTAACTTCCAACGAACGCACCTGTGTTTGAATCCCACTTTGTTATGTTGTAGTCGTTGAAGTTTGCTTGCACGTTCTGATACCCACAAGTAACGGTGTAAACGCCTGTGCTGTTTTGTTCGATGGAGAACGTCGAAATGGTTCCGTCTCCACCGTTGAAAGTGTCTCCATAGCTTGCGTCTCCCTGCAACTTCAGCGTGTTGTGCCATTGCAAGGTTCCAGAAGAATTGAATTTCGCCACATAGTTGTCTTGGTAATTCGGATATCCATTTTCATACTTGCCACAAACATAAGCGTTGTTCGAAGAGTCAAAAACCAAGTCTTGCCCGTAACCGTTGTTAGAACCAAGCTGTTTAACCAACGAGACCGTGCTGAAGTTTGTTCCGAATTTCAAAAGGGTTGGGGCGTCGCCTCCTCCTGCATTCCTGAAATTAGAATGAATCCAGATGTTTCCAGAATTGTCGACCTTCAAACACCTTGGTTGCTGGTCGTCGATCGACAAATAGCTGTACGGCGTTCCGACTATGCCAAGTGTCGCTCCATCAACCACGAAACCTGTTGGTCGCTTGCCAGGATAGAAGTCCGAGTAGTTGTTGGAAAGATACAGATCGTTGTTGTAAATGTCGTTCGCGGGATTAGGACTAGAAGGGTTGGCTGAAGAAGTCGTGTATTGATATTGACTTTGGAAAACCAAGTTTGAATTGAACTTCAAAACTGTGGTCCTGTAGGATCCGCTGAACGTGTTGTGAATCAAATACACATTCTCTGCGCTGTCGATTCTGAGATTTCCCCAGTAATAGTTTGAACGCAAAACAACGTTGTTGATCGTTCCGTCCTTGTCCATCTTGATCAAATAGTGGCCAAAACTAACGTCAGAACAATACCAGTAAATGTTGCCGTCGTCAGTTCCGTCGGTTGAGACGACAGACTTGACGATGAACGGGTTTCCGGTCGTTGTCGGTTCAAACTTCAATATCCAGTAGCTTTCACCACCGACGTTTCCGAGGGGCAACAATTTGGAGCCGAGCATTATGCGTAACTCCCAACATATGCACCATAAAGAGTTGTGCTGATTTTCCAAAACACAACAACGTCGCTTGCAGTCAAGGTTGGTGCGACGTTGCCGCCAGAACCCGCCCAAGTCATCGTCGGCCAAGTGACCGTGTAGGTTGCGCCGCCCGTGATCATCAAAGTCATAGACTCGCCAGCGCCGACAGAGTCTGTCAAGGTTGTGTTTGCAGCGAGTGCTTTCGTTTGGATCGTTCCGTTTGCAGGGTCTAGTGCTGTGCCCGTCAAACTGTAAATCGTTTCTGTGTACTGTGCAAGGAAAGAAAGATTGTTGGACGCCGT